ATAGGCGGTACAAACGTGACTGCCACGGCTAATGAACTGAATATATTGAGTGGCGTTACAGCTACAGCGACAGAGCTTAATAAAATGGATGGCGGTGCTACTGTAGGCACTACGGCTGTTGCCGGGGGTGATGGTATTGTCACTAATGATAATGGCACAATGCAGCAGACAAGTGTGGACACGTTTGATACCTATTTCTCTGGAACAACAAAGACGCTTACAAATAAAACGCTAACATCGCCTGTGTTGAATACAGGCGTATCAGGGTCGGCTGTACTTGATGAAGATGATTTTGCGTCTAACTCTGCTACAAAACTAGCGACACAACAATCTATCAAAGCCTATATTGATGGTCAGATAATTAGTGGTGGGGGTGGATTATCCCAAGTTGTAGGCGATACGTCACCTGAGTTGGGCGGTGATTTAGATGTTTTGGCGCGAAGTATTGTCAGTTCATCAAATAGAAACATAGCCCTTACACCCAATGGCACTGGAGTTGTACGACTTGATGGTAATGTCGATATATCCACTGGGGCTATTGATCTAAAGAATGGTGGGGCGCAGTCTTATATACGTTTTTACTGTGAGAGTAGCAACGCTCACTATGCTCAATTACAAGCACCAGCCCATTCTGATTTCGCTGGTAATATAACGCTTACGCTTCCATCTACGGCTGGAACATTGGCAAAAACCACAGATATAGCAGACGAGGCAACTGCTCTAGCAATCGCTCTAGGATAAAGGAGAAAAACATATGCCCAACACTTTTCGCACTGTGACTGTTGATTTAGCCCCAGCCAGCTCTGGCAGTCCACAAACCATATATACTACGCCAAGTAGCACGACTACAGTGGTTATTGGACTCTTCCTCTGTAATGTCCATACCTCACAAGTAACAGCGAGTGTTAAACTTGTGTCTGATACGTCAGGGGGTGGCAGAGCAGCCACAAATACAACGTCATTTCTAGCAAAGGACATACCCCTTGCCACAGGGCAAACAAAAAACGCTCTTATAGGGGGAAAGCAGATACTAGAGACCACAGACGCTATAAGCGTGGACTGTAGCGTTGCGGATAAAATTTCTGTGTCCATGTCGATAATGGAGATAACATAATGTCAGAGTATGATTTAGGAAAGATTGGCGAGAATACGAGCTATGAGCCTATTGTACGCCAAGTTGAAAACACAATTACAAATTCATTAACAGTGGACGCAAGTAACAATGCTGTATCTCCAGGGCCAATTACCATAGCATCTGGGGTTACTGTTACTGTGTCTGGAACGTGGGTGATAGTATGAGCAAAATAGAAGTAGATGAAGTAGTCAATCAAACTGGCGATAATGACAGCGGTCTGGATTTATCTGCTAATGATGTAGTTGCAGTAAAAACAGCTAATACAGAACGCATGAGAATAGATGCTAGTGGTAATGTGGGTATTGGCACAACTCCAAGTCAAGCACTTCATGTATCAGCATCAAATCCATTTTTAGAACTGCAAGGGACTGCCACTTCATCAGGTGATACAGGTATATTTTTAAACGCTAATGGCAATCATTGGATTGTAAAAGCAGATAACTATGGGTCTACTAATGCTTTCCAAATAAAACAAGGAGATACAAGTTCGTCCACAACACATTTAACGCTTAATTCAAGTGGTATAACTGTGCCACAAACAGCCAGTAACACAACAGGTTCATCTGCTAATGTGCGTGTTACAAGTGGTGGAGAGTTTGCTAAATCAACTTCATCAAGAAGATACAAAAACACAATTAATGATGCAACACATGGACTAGCAGACTTACTCAAACTAAGGTCTGTTACCTTCAAAGGAAATACTGATGGTGATACAATATTCGGTGGTCTTATAGCAGAGGAAGTACATGACGCTGGACTTACTGAATTTGTAGAGTACGATGACCAAAACAGACCAGATGCTCTACATTATACCCATATGGTTGCTCTTTGCGTTAAAGCAATACAAGAACTCAAGACAGAGCTTGATAACGCAAAAGCTAGAATAACAGCATTGGAGGGTAAGTAATGACCTCAACATTAAAAACCGACAAAATCGAAGGAGTGACCGCAAGCGGTACTGTGCAAATGCCCGCTGGTCATGTTATACAAGTGACAGAAAGCACGATAACTACACAAATTAGCACCACCTCAACATCTCTGGGTGCAACTGGTCATATTGTTTCTATAACGCCAAAGTTTGCAAATAGTAAATTGATAATTTCTCTTTCTGGTGGAGAACAGACATATAGTGGCTCAGGTATAATAGTTGGACATATAAATCTTTTTCGTGAAAAACCAGGAGTGGCTTATGATGATATAGGTCAAATAACTGAGAACACCATAGGTGGAGATATTTATGGTGCTACACATGGTGCAGAATTTGTAGATACTACACATAACACGACTGGTACAATAAATTACCAAACCTATATAAAAACAGGTTCAGGCAAAACATACTATTATAATTATGCCCCCTCTTATTGTGTATTTAAAGTAATGGAGATAGCCCAATGAGTATTGATAACAAAATTATGAGGTCACTATGTCTACATTAAAAGTCGATACAATACAGGGTAAGACAACGGCTGGAACTGTGGATTTACCAGCTGGTTGCGTGGTACAGGTCACAAACTTATCATCAACACCTATATCTGGAAGATTAGAAAGCAGTAGTACATCTTATGTTGCGTCTAATTTAGAGGGAAGTATCACACCAAAATTTTCAGATAGTAAAATTAATGTAAGATTTGCGTCTACCATTAATACTAATACCGACAGCAATCATATGGTTGTTTACACTATATACAGAAAAATAGGAAGTGGCAGTTATAGCAATCTAAGAAGTACATCTGGCGAATATGGAATAGGTCATGTTCAAGGAACAGACAGAGTTCAATGTCCTCTTATAGCTGAAATTGTAGACACACCAAACACAACAAGCACAGTAACATATAAAGTATACGCAAGGTCAGTTCATGGTATTACATTTGAACTGCCATCAACACAAGAAGAACACTTAGAATGTGTAATAACGGAGATAAGACAATGACAACAATATCACAAGCAATATCAGCCCTCGGTATTTCAGAATGGGTACTCAGAGGAGAGCCTACAAGTGAAGCAGAGTTTAACAAGATGTTTTCTAAGGTTACAGGCTCAGATAATGGAACAGCTATTGAAAGCTCAGACCCAAAAGATTTTGGCACAACATGGAAAGCTGTGTCTGATAAAAAGACAGAGCTTACAAATGCAGAGCCTATGCGATTGCTAAGAGTTGAGAGAGATAGATTGCTTGCTGAAACAGATTGGATGGCAAACTCTGATGTAACTCTTGCCGATAACTGGAAGACCTATAGACAACAGCTAAGAGATTTACCAGCAAGTGCAAAGCCAAAGCTATCAGCCGATGGGTCGCTAGATATGTCTTCTGTTACATTTCCTACTAAGCCTAGCTAATGACAAAGGCAGATATCAGCCAGATAATGACAAAGCTGGCTATCATTGAGACAAAGATGCAAAGTGTTGAAAAGCGTGTGTCACGCCTAGAGCGTATTCTTATAGGCTCTGTGGGTGCGTATTTTCTTGTGACTGTTGGAATATTCATACAACTCGTACTGTAATTTAGGAGAAATCATTGGTTTTCGGTGTAGGAGAAGCCATAGCTGCTGCTGCTGCATTTAAAGCTGCTGTTGATGGTATTAAGAGTGCAATAGGTACAGCAAATGATGTACGAGATATTGCTAGTCAAATAGACCAGCTTCTTGACAGCAAATCACGCATAGATAAGGCAAAGAATAAAAAGGTAGCCCCAGGGCAGTTCAGTATTAGTTCCATTGCGTCTGAAACTATAGACGCAAAACTCGCTGAAGAGGAGATGTATCAGATCAAGATGCTGATTGATAATCGCTTTGGACATGGCACATTCCAAGGAATCCTAGAGACACGCCAGAAGCGTATCAAGGAATACAAAGAAGCACAGATTAAACAGGCAAAGCAAAAGGCAGCCCAACGTGCTGAGATGATGAATGACCTCAAATTACTCGTATGGATTATTCTTGGGTCTATCGTTGCTGTTATGGGTATCCTTGCCTTCTTCTTTGTTCAGTGGTGAGCCTTACTGTTACGCTGTAAAGAAACATGAGTCGAGTGTTAGCCAAAGTGCTTTTGAGTGGATATGTGTCCATAGACACAATGAAATAATACAACTAGCACAAAGCGATAATATCAAGAACTGCTTTACATGCTTTCTCAAGAAGTTCTCAGACTGGACTTGGGAGCAAGAGATACGAAAGGGCATAAGAGAAGACCCTAAGTACATAACGTGCCGGAGATACAAACGCAAAAAATCAAAGAACGGACAAGAGGTCTGTTTGTATAGAGGCGCAAATAATACCTATACGCTAGTTGTCGAAAATTCGTGTCCTCAAGAATTTCGTTGCAAGTATGAGCCTAATGGCAAAGAGCCTAACATTGATAGCGTAGTAGATTCACTCAACGATAGTTTTAAGAAATGACACAGAAAAGATTGCAGAAAGGGTCAGTCTGGGAAAAGGCTGATGCTAATGGTGACAATATCATAACGGACAACGAGATTGCTTTACGAGAGAGGATGATACGCATTGAGAACCAAGACAAGAAAGAAGATCAACAAAGATATATGGTATGGTTCTCCGCTATCAGTGTCACAGCGTTTATTATTGTACTTATGTTGCCTATCGTACCGCTAGACAGGCTAGATATGCTCTCAAGTATAGCCTCGACTTGGGTGATTAGTAACATGGGTATCATAGGGGCATTTATTGCGTCTAATGCGTTTAAAAAGAATGGGGAGAACAAGCAATGAAAGTAAAAGGTGTAGATTTATCAGCCCTCACAAAGAGGCAACAGGAGACTATGAAAAGACATGGGGTTCATCATACAGCAAAGCACATGAAAGATATGCTGAAGCGTATGAAGAAAGGCGCAACATTTACAGCAGCCCATAAAGCTACAATGAAAGCAGTAGGCAAATAATGCCATTCTCTAAGTATTCGCCAAAGCAAAAAAAACTAGCGAGAGTAGCTTCTCCAAAGGATAAGATTACGGCTGCTGATTTTAAGAAACTCAAGAAAAAGAAAAAGAAGAAAGCATGAGTAAAAAGAAAGTCGCAAAACCAACAAACCCATCGCTCTATGCCAGAGTAAAGGCAGAGGCAAAGAAGAAATTTAAGGTTTATCCTTCTGCTTATGCGAATGGGTGGCTTGTTAGAGAGTACAAGAAACGTGGTGGAAAATATAAGACTGTGAGTGCGTAATGGCAAAGCCTAGAGGTGGACTGACTAAGTGGTTTGGTAAAGGTAAGAAAGGCAACTGGGTTGATATATCTGCGCCTAAGAAAGATGGTAAGTTTCAGCCCTGTGGTCGTAAGTCAGCAACCAAAAGTAAAAGAGGTTATCCGAAATGTGTTCCGGCAGCTACAGCTAGAACCATGACAAAGGCTCAGATTAAGTCTGCGGTTACACGCAAAAGAGCTAACCCATCTAAAAACGTAAAGACGTTTGTTAGAAAAAAGAAGAAAACATAAAGGAGAAATATTATGCCAATGGGACCTGGAAGCTATGGC